GAATGAGCTACATATGTCTACAGATTTTCCAACTTATTGGGATTAGTCACACACACTTTTTGTCCTATAACCCTTTATCATAGAGCCTCTTACCTCATAGCAGGGTAGGGGGATTTTTTATAGTAAAGCCAGTTATCATGCGTTGTTCTCCGATTTTGTTGACGCCAACAAATTCGAAGCAACCTGCATGATTACTAGCATTTTTAATATAGAATTAATTGCATAGGCTATATCTATTGCATATATCTTAAAAATAGTTTTATAATGAGTTTAAGGGTGTTAAGTCGTAAGATTTGGAGGTGTAAATATGAATGTATTAAGATTAATTCTGTCAGATATATTTGTTTTTATATCTTTGGTGGGATTAATATGCTTAATTGTAACAATTCCTCTGTATCTTTTCTCGGTGCCATTAAACACATTTACTGAAATAGGAAGATGGCTTATAAGTATATTAATAGTGTTTTTTCTTTTAAAGCATGGATATGTTAAAATTAACTCCTCTTTCTAGGAATTTTTATATCTAAATCGTTACTTACCTCTTCGAGAGTGTCGTCAGATATCGCGGCACTCTTTTTCTTGTTGTCGTAATATAATTGTAAGAATGCGATAATCTTTTCTAGCAATCCATCGGTTGATAACTCCGCATCTATTTTACCGATTGGATCCTTAGAAATTTTAAGCTTTCCGCCGACTATAAGAACTCCTATTACGGCAATGGCAGTTACCAATATTACGGGTCCAAAATATTCTATAACCCCTGGACACTGAACGTTTACTCGAGAGTTAATTTTTCTAGCCGCTGCAGTTACTGCCTCATCTTCGTTATTAATTGCATTATTTAATTCAACTGCACGTTCTAATATCCCAGTCATATATAACGGAATATGTAAACTAGGAACATCAGCTTGTCGTCTGACGGCAATATTAAAATAAGCTACACCATCCATGATATAGAAAGGATTAATCGCACGCTCAATAAATGGCCTATAATCGTTGGCGTTGGACAATGCTTGTTGATTTCTAAAAAATAGATAAAGCTTAGGGTCTATTAAATATCGTTTTGTAGAAGTGATCCATTTTACTTTCCGTCGTTTTAAATACGGACAAGATTCTTCTTGTAATGCGCCATCGATGTCATCAGCCTCATAATGTATATCATCTTCTAACAATCCGAATGCAAATTCTGCCGATCCAGTAGAAGGGATAATTACAATATCACCTTTTTGCATTTCTCTGCAGAAACGATAAACTTGATTAAATACTCTGGTTGTATTTGCACCATATTTTTCTTTAAATGGCCCTACAATTTCATCCGTTCTATATAGTTCTTCAACACATGGGACATCATTCCATCCGATAGCTACAAACCCTTTTAAAAAGAATTCTTTATAATAATCTCCACCGTGTGTTCGGAGAAACCAGTAGTTTCGGTTAGGTACTAGGGTAGGCTCTATTCCTTCTGATCTTAAAAAATCAGTTAAGTCGTCAAATGTAATCGGTTTATTCATCTTTGTCTCCCTTTTATAATACTGACACGTAATGGTGGTAGAAATCTATATTCTCCAACTCCGCATCATCGATGCGTGTTCGACGAACCATTTGCTCAACAAGATTCACATGTTCATCTAGGTAAAAATCATCATTAATAATATGCATTAATTCATGCTTTATTTCCTCCCTCATGCGTTCATGGGGGAGATTTTTATTAATGTAGATATTATGAGTATCTATATCTTCACATTCCTCTGACACGGCATTGGCATGTGGCAAGTCGCAGTAAATCAAATTTACAACCAATATAACACTCTCCCTTGTGTATATTATTTTGAAAGCTTCTTTTGACTTTCTTTTTTTATTTGTTGGATACTTTTTTTCGGTGTATCTAAGTCTTCTGGCATAGTGCCGCCTAATTCTTTGATGGTTTGACGTACTTTGGCACCTACGTCATGGTGAACTTTATTGGCGTTTTCTTTTCCTTTTATTCCTTCACGGCGTAATTTTTCATCAGTCTGTGTAGCTCTGAATAGATTAGCAGCAAGTTCAGTACTGCCCATATGATCTAAAATCTTCTGAGATTTCTTTAGACCTTTTTTAGCGTGAATTTGCTTTACGCCCAAACCTCCATACAGACCTTTATAGCCTTCGTTTTGAAAAATAGCATAATCTTTAGGTTCTTTTATACCTGCTTGGTTAGCAGCTTCAGCTAAAGAAATATTATGCTCTTTAATGTCTTGTCGGATTTGTAGACGTAAGCTATCTTCTTTTTGTAATTCTAATTGCTCTTGCTCGTGAGTTTTTACCGCAAAATAGGTTTGAGCTAATGCAATTACCTCTTTGCGCGGATTGCCATTCATAGCGATTAAGTAACAAGCATATCTAGAGAGTACTATATCTTGTATACTACGTTGCAAGTTAGCCCCAACATCTACCAATTTGTTGACGTCAACAAATTCGGATTGAACCGCATGACCACTGGCTTTACAAGCATTTTTTGCCTTTTCAATAATTTTATAAAAATTACGCCATTCTGAGTACTCAAGCACTCCTTGTAAATCCCTAGCATACCAATACTCATTACCTTCATCATCAAGTTGCTTTATTGAATCAAAAGGCGATGTATACGGACCTGTGCTATTTTTATCTTCCTCAAGAAAAAAGAAAAACATATAAACCTCCCGTTATTTATATATCTTATTTGTGTTTAAGTTTGAGTAATTCTATATATTCAACAGCTTTTTCTAAATCCTCCTTACTTATATCTTTAGCGGCAGAGAAGAGCATACGAGCCCCTGGACGTGTGCGTAGGTATTCGGCGAACTCTGCTGCTTCGCGGTCGGTGTAATAGCCGTCTGTATATTTTTCAACTAATTCTGACTTGGGCACGCCGAAATAATTTGCCAATAACTCAATTTTATCGATTCTAGGGTATGTATTTCCCTTTACCCAATCGGTAAACGTAGTATACTTTAGACCTAAATCAGCACAGATTTTATTGCGATCTATTCCGCGACTGTTCATTAGTCGTTGAATATTTTCAGCCATAATAGCCTTATTACCTAAACTGCTCATAAAAACCTCTTTGTAACGCGTCATATTAATTAATACACCTATATATTACGATAAATTCGTAATAAAATCAATATTTTACGGAAATTTTACGAGAGTTTAAGTTTTGTTAATAGACATTACGGAAAAACCGTAGTAGAATAATGACTGTAAACAAGTGGTGAAAAAATGAAAGGAGGTTCTCATGAAGTACACGTTAAAGATGTTGAGGGCGTCAAAAAATTGGTCACAACTTGCCGCAGCTAAAGCGATAGGAGTATCTGTTGATACATGGGGGAATTGGGAGCGAAAACGTTCTTATCCTGATGTTCCACATATTAAAAAGATACAGGACGTATTTAATGTGGCATATGATGACATTATTTTTTTATAGTTGATTACGGTTAAACCGTTACGGAAAGGAGGAATCATGAGAATAGTAAAACTCATTACAAAAGCAACGCACCAGAGCATAGTAGACGCAATGATTTCCATAGCAATAGCACATGGATTAACGATCACTAATGTGGAAGATATTATGACTGATGTAATAGCATATTTGAAAGATAATGCAACGTTAAAAAAATAGAGCTCAGCTAAGCGCCAAGCTCTATTAAGAGGTTAGAAGAATTGGTAAGAATACTTGGTATTGCCGACAACAACTAAATACCATTTACCAATACCTTGAACAGCTATTTCTACTGGAGAAGTAGTGTAATGCCCGCCATAGTATTTGAAGTTTTCTCTGCGCTGATATTTTTTAAAGTTACTTTCGTCAACTAAAAAGACATCGGCAGCATAATCAAGTTCAACTTTTACGGATAATTTACCAGAACTATAGGCATAAGGTATTTTTACTTCCATATTAATCACCTCCTTTCTAAGGTGATTATACAAATTAAATTTTAAAAATATGCAAAATATACATGAACAATTTATGAATATCTTCAGAGAAAGGGCAGTAAATGACAGATTTGGAACTTTTGTATAACGCTTACCGTGATAGCGGGTTGCAGACCAACGGGGAAATAGAAAATTTACTTGGATGGCCGAACGGTAAGATTAGAACTATGAAAGCCCGGCTAAAGGCAAGAGGACTTATCGGCTATGAATTCGGTAAGCCTGTTACAATTTTAAAGCCGTATCGAGAAGATGTGGAAAAGCCAGAAAGCTTCAAAGCAGCAATATACCGAGAGATGCTAGAAGTTTACATGGATGATTTCCGTAATCAAGATACTTTTAAAGATCGTTTACAAGTAGGCCAAGAAATCAGAATGATTTTGAAGGCTATATGAAAAGGAGGGGCAGTGCACATGATTAAAAAAGTGATTTCAGTCGCCCAAATGTCGACCGTGCTCGGTGTTAGTCTAACAGCTATCCGAGAGGGCATCGCAAGAGATCGATTCCCGTTCGCATACGCCTGGCAGTCGCCGGGTAAGAAATCCCGTAGCTTTGTCATCGATAAAGAGGGGTTTAGAACATTCCTTGTCCATTCGCTAGGCTGGGATGCAAAAGTAGTTGATGCGGAGTTTAAATCCGCAGGAATTCATTAGGAGGAATTAATCATGACATGGATTGACGCAGGAATGCATTTGAGCTTAGCTGCAGCAGCAGTAGCATCTATTTTAGCAATGATGATGTTATAGGAGAAATGTAATTATGAAAGCTATTCCGGTAAACGAAACAGCAATGGCTGCACATTTAAAAACAATTGAATCGGATCGAATTTTAAATCACATCGATAGCAATATCATGGATGCAGCATATGAGTTGCAAGATTTTATGTGTGATTACGATGAATCTGAAATCCGTATTATCGTCACTACAGATGGTATTACGGCCGAAAGAATTGAAGGGGAGGAAGAGTATTAATGGGCTATATGTTAATTGGCACGTTTTTGGTAGCAGGCTCTATGGGGGCCTTAGAGCTTGACCAAATAGGATATGTACAGTTCTGTGTGCAGGCTCTTATCGGTTTGGCCATATCCATGTATGGTTACAAAAAGGATATGGATGAAGTTGATGCTGAAGACCGCGAAGATGTCGAGTACATTCCGCAAGTAAGAAAATGCGGCGAATACTGTCGCAATCCATATTACAGCTAAATACATATAAGGAGGTGATTAAATTGCGAAATTGTAGTACCTGTCCAAAACGAGATTATTGCATTCCTGATGAATGCGAGGATTTAGGCATGAAAAATGAGCCTGATGATGCGGCAACATCAACAAGCTCAAATTAGAAAAAATGTTATTCTACGTTGATTATATCACAGAAAGGACATCTTATGGAATTCTTATTAGTTACTTACGATACCAGTGATTATTACTGGCCAAATAATACGCCAGCTCATGACCATGATGAATATTGGTTTAGATATTACGAATCCGATACAAATGTTCCAATCGATAACATTGGTGTTGGTGATTGGGTTGTTGTTAAATCAAGAAATGGTTTAGGTCTTGCTCGTGTTTTGAAAAAAGCAAAAGACCTCGATACTGTTCGGATGCAAGGTTTTAAAGGGAGCATCGTTAAGCAGGTCATTGCAGTTATCGATACTTCTAAATGCGATAAACGCGAAAGCGATCGAGCTAAGTTGGAGGACATAGAAAAGAAACTCGAACAAAAGGCTAAGAACGCTGAGCGCTTGACTATGTATCGATTACTTGCAAAAGATAACCCAGAATTCTCGGCACTACTTACTGAGTATGAATCTGTAAAGGCATCTGTCGATGAATTATAAAGCAGCTCGTGACAATAAGGACGAATATTAATATTCAGGAGGATTTAAACAATGATTAAAGTTGAAGTTCAAGGAGTTAATGTACTAGATGTATATAATCAGTTAAAAGCTGTGTTAAATCAATTCAAAAGTTTTGTTGATAACGACAGAGCAATGGATGATAAAGCCCCTGGCATAGTAGACACAGTAGTATCTGCAGTAGCGACACCGTCCGTGTGCGTATCTAATCTTACACCACAAGATACAAATCAAGGTGTTCCTACTACAACAGTAGCTATGCAACCAAACTCCATATCCATGACGGTACCTAATGCGGCTGTACAAGTTACTCCTACTCAAGTAGCCGTTACTGCACCAACTGTCAACGTGGCAACTGATGCCCCGGTACAAACTGTTACCGCACCTGTGCAAACACCTGTTACTGCTCCGGTATCTCAAGAAGTTAAGAAGTATACATTGCCTGAAATTCAAGCGGCGCTTGCACCATTACTTGATGCAGGGAAAGCTGTAGAACTGCAACAATTAATGGCACAATTCGGTGTTCAATACTTGGGTGAAGTACCTGAGGACAGATACCCCGAATTAGTAAATGCGATTAGAGGATTGGGGGCAAGAATCTAATGGCACCTCGATCACATGCATTATTAAACGCATCGGGGTCGCACCGGTGGCTGCATTGTACAGCCGCCCCTCTTCTAGAGGAGAACTTTCCCGATAGTACATCTGTGTATGCAAAGGAAGGAACCCTGGCACACGAACTGTGTGAGTTAAAACTACAGAAGTACACCACAGCCATGGCTAAATCCACATACACTCGCAAATTCAACAAAATCAAAAAGGATGAGTTGTGGCAACCAGAAATGGACGATACCTCGGAAACATACCTTGAATATGTCAAAGGCGTTATGTTAGGTTGCACGGCAACTCCAGTAGTAGCCATTGAAAAACGCGTTGATTTTAGTCGTTATGTACCCGATGGATTCGGCACGGCTGACTGTATCATCCTATCCGGGGACACCTTGCACATCGTTGATTATAAGCACGGAAAAGGGGTAGTCGTTGATGCGGAAAACAATCCGCAAATGATGTTATAT